CCTTGGAAGTTCGCGGGGTCAGCCGTAGCCTTGACGTAGATGATGATGAGGTCGGGAATCTGGGGGAGCGTGATTGTCTGCGACTGGAGTTGAGCCTTTGAACCAGCCGTACCGAACGCAGTTAGAACCGTGTTCTGGGGAGCCGTGATGTAGCGAGGGAACTCAACATAGGGGACGACTGACTTAGGAGGAAGGGGGATGTCTAGGGAGGGCGTGAGGAACTGACAGTTGATGACTGAGTCGCGGAATGAACCAGCACCGACGTTCGTGTTATAGGAGACTGGGGGAGTCCAAGTGTCTGGGTCCGCACCGCCGCCGTAGTATAGTTTCTGCGTTGAGCCGACGATCTTGTTGCGGAGACGTAAGACGCGGTTGGGGTCACGCATATTCATCACCAACTGGATGTTGTTGATGCCGAAAAGACCCGTGTCGGAGGAATGCTCCTCGGCGAAGATGAAGGGAGAGAGGACGAGTTTCTCCGTTGAACGCCACTTGAGGAAAACTGAGTAGAGGCCATCAACGTTTCCACTGGGCTGAGCCGTTGAGACTGGGACACCATTGACGTAATTGATGTTGAGGCCGTTGAATACATACGTGCCGTTTCCAGCGAGTACGTTTCCAGCGGCATCCGTGTAGCATACGTTGTAGTACGCACCGTTGGGCTGCTCGGCATAGTCGTGAGCCATATTCGTGTAGCCAGAGATGGGGTCATTCTGGGCGTTGAGAGAGTCCTTGTTCTGCTGGTACTTGTCTAACATCGTGGGGCAAGTACGCTGAAGGCGGTTGCCCTTGTAGTCCGTAAGGCGGAGAACCTCGTTGAGAACGTCTTGGGAGTTGATTGTGACCGTCGTGTCGTTGATGGTCGCCGTCATCGTCGCACAAAGGGCGTTAAGGGGAAAGGCGGCGAGTGAGCCATCTACGCCGTACTGGAAGAGGGGTTCGCCGATGGGGTACTGACCCGCTGCGTCGTCAATTAGACGAACCTTGAGTTCAAGGAAGACCGTGGAAGACCACTCAAGGTCGCGTGAAACATAGACGTTTTCTGAGGGAACGTATAAGTTATACGTGTGCTGTGAAGCCGTCTGGGAGATGGCTTGGAAGGGTGAGTTCGTCAAACTCAAGGCACCCTTCTCAACAGCGTAGCGGGGGCGTGTCTGAACGATGCGGTCGTCAAAAACGGCTAACTTCTCAATGTCAGCACTCATTTCTTATATTATAGGGGAACAAAAAAAGCGTTGTGAAAATATCAAAACGCTTTTTTATTGGGGGTCATAAATTAAATACCTATCTTTCGGAACATCATTTTGACGGTCACATCGGAGCAGTTAAAAAGGGTGAGTGGGATGAGTTCGCCCGTGAGTCTGTACCGCCAGAAGACTTGGATGTCAATAGTACGGATTTCCTCGTGGGATGCCGTAAGCGATGACATTTTGTATTCGGCTGTAGGCTCGTATAGAACGAAATCACGCCATCCCTCAGCCTTCTCGGTCTGTTGATCCACCACGAAGTCTGAGACGATGGGCTGGAAAGCGGCGGCGGAGCCAGTAGAGTCGGACACATTGTTCTGGCCGAGTGTTACAACCCTCCCAACGTACTCGTTCTTCACTGGAATCATTGTGCTGGTGAAGACTATACCAGAGCAAGGAGACCATAGAGAATTTGTGGAATTGTAGTCTTGTTTAGAAATCCAGTAGAGATTTTGCTTGGCTGTCGGGATGAAGAAAAGGGGATTGTAGGAAGGAGGAGGAGATGAAGCGACATTCTGGAGGGTGGGGTTGTTGTTAAGGATGTTGGTGTATTGCTGGTTCTTGAATAGAATCTCGGTCGTATAGTCAAAGGGGCCGATGTTGGCGGAGCCACTGGCGATCGGGACGGCTCCAAGAGGCCACTGTAGGACCGTGTTCTTCGTTGCCCCAAAGAAGGTGTTGTTAAAGTTCGTAAGGAGGCCGAAGAGATTTGAATTCATAAAGAGTCGGAGGTAAGGTGCCGACTTCGCGACGGCCGCCGTTGGGGCTGTCGGAGCCGTAGGAGGCACGAAGAATGGGATGCCTAACTGAACTCCATTCTGGGGACCAAGTCTGGTTTCTATGTTATCTAACTGACCGCTTATGTTAAAGGCTCTTGTGTCGCCGTATATCTCAAAGAGTTTAGATTCCTCGTTGTACTTGAGGAAGGGGATGTCGTGGTCCGCTACGAAACTAGCGAAGGAAGAGTAGGGGAAGGGACTTGCTGTCTCATTAATATCTGGGTCATCATTCCACTGTCTCTTAAATTCAAACCAAGTCTGGTACATAGCCTCTATGAAGGTATTATTGACTAGATCGGCCCAGTGCTTATAGGTATAAACCCAGTAGTATCTGGACGAAAGGTTCTGTTTAGCGAAGCCAGTTGCTGGAGCGATTGGAACCGGTGCTGACTGTGAATTGACCGTCTCGGGCTTGTAAATGACGGGCGTGGATGGATTCGTAATTGTGAAGACCTTACTAGAAACCCCTCCAGCCACGTTCGTGTAGTACCATTCTCTCTGGTAGGGAATTGAGACCGTGTAGATGGTTAAATTAGGGTTCTGCTGGATGGGGGCGTAAAAATTGTTGGTCTGAATGAGCGGAATGAAGAGCGGAAGGTTCTTGTTAGGCCCGTTCATAGAGAACCGGATAATAGAAAAATCATAAAGACTAGCGTCTCTTATAATCGGGGCATCACGTGTCTCGTTAAATCGTAGGATTGGGGGGTCGCCGATCTGGAGGCTGTCGGTCTGTTGTGCTGCGACGATAGACGCTGAGTAATAAATGTAATCAGAGTCGGCACCGCCATCAATTACGCTCCTATACGAGTAACTCATTTCTATATTATAGAGACAATATTTACTTCCCCAAATTATCTATCGTTTTATCCACCACGAACTCGTCGGCCGTAAGGCCAGACTTAGCGATGATGTCTCTGTACCTCTTGATAGGGTAAGACGCGTAAAGAAGACGGGTCACGCAATGGCGGCCACACGTCTGAGTGTCATCGCTCAACTTCTGTAGTTGTACCTTGTTGAATATGATTCTATAACCAGAATTTTCTAGTAAGTTAGATAATAAGGGCTTATTCATATTCATTTGCTCCAACTTCTGCTTCGGTATGCCGCTCTTCTGGTCGTCTGGCTCCTCTCCGTATGGGTCAAAAAACTCAATTTCGCGACCCTTCTTAATCATACAGCACCAATGACCGGACTGCTCGTTATTCTGTGGAAAAAATAGAATTGCTCTACCCATACCGTCAAATAATTCGTTGATATGACGCACTTTCTCTAGGTCAGAGTACGTCGTAATTTTGATGTTTCCGCCCAGCAGTCTTTTTATATCTGTATCACTAAGGGCATAGGCTTCGGCCTTTGCTTCTGCTCCAGCCTCCATTATATCTATTCTAGAGTATAGTAAATGTCAGCCCCAGAAGTCAAAGAATGGTCGGTTGGCCTTGAGGGTATATTAGCCAAGGAGGGTGAGGAGGCTCAGAGTCTATTCTGGCTACACAACAAGGCGGCAAGGGAGGCACAGCGTCGCAACGATTACATCAACATCCCCTCCATCATCCTTCAGACCGTGACGGGGTTTCTGAGTGCTACAAATGGGACGGTTCCGCCCCTTGCTCTTGGAGCCATAAGCATTTTTACCGGAATTCTAAGTACCCTTTTATCCTATTATCGCTTCTCAGCACGTGCTGAAGGTCATCGCGTCGTGTCGCAACTGTACCTTAAAATCTATAAAAATATAGAAATTGAACTAGCCCTAGTTCCAGAGCAGCGAATAGATCCATCCAAACTTCTGGCCGATGTACGTGATAAACTAGCAAGAATTTCGGAGGTGGCCCCAGACATTCCAGATAGTGTGATTAAGATGTATAAGGCCGAGTTCAAGGAAAACACAACGGCCAAGCCCATTATAGCGAATGGACTGGATAAAATTGAAATATATAGAGAAGAAGTCTCGGTTGTATCACCAAGACCAAGGGTAGAGATTAGAAGGATTGAATTCTGATTAAGGAACTGGAGTAAGGGCAGTCTTCGTGATGGCTGGAGCGATGTTGTTAGCCGTAGCACCAGCGAGTAGCCCACCATAAGATAGATTTACAGCACCAGCACCAGTCTTCTGGATACACTGAATAAGAGGTGTTCCAGTGACAGCACCTTGACAGAGTAGGACACTCTGAGAAACAGAAGCCGTCACCGTCCCAGCACTTCCACTAAACTGAATACAGCACTTATTCGTTCCTACATCTGTCGCTGCCGACGTGTATTCTAGCCGACATAGACTTACTTCTACAGCAATTGATGTTGTATTAAATAATCTCATAAGTGTAGCGGGACTTGTGGAAGCACTCGTGGATTGAATTATACACTGTCTTACAGTTATTGGGAATGCTGAAGATAAAGGGCTTCCAATACTAGATGTCGTGATAAATGAATCTCTTATCGTAGTATTTCCAGCAGTGTTTAGCACAGTCGTGAAATTACCCGTATTTGCGATGCGGCATTCTGTGATAAAAGCAGATCCAGACTGAATCTGAATTGTTGAGGCAAGACCATAAGTTATATTACAAGCGAATAGAACATTGGTGCTACTAACTCCACTCGCTTGAACGAATCCAGTTATCTCTAGGCCACTAATACCTTGTGTAGTTCCAGCATTTCCAGTCATTAAAATTGAACCGACTATATTACAAGGCTGTCTGGCTTCTCCAGTCTGAACTCCCACGAGGTAAGTGTTCTGATTGATTCCGACGGCTTCTGTATAAGTTCCAGATGCTAGTATGATAGAAACTTCAATGGCTGTTGATATTGTGGCTCTGACTGTTAGAGCCTTACCAATTGTCAAAAAAGGCTTCTGCTGTGAGCCAGTACCAGTCGTGTCATTGCCGTTTGGTGAGACATAGAGTTGCTGTGCGTCAAGGAAGGGTGTGAAAGAGGCTGGAAGGGTAGCCCAAGCAAGTGTGCCGTCGCCAACGGCCGACACGACTTGCCCCGCTGTTCCAGT